TGGGCAACGCACACATTCAACCCGGTCACTGGCTGCCTGCATGGGTGCGAATACTGCTACGCCCGCCGCCTTGTCTCCAGGTTTGCGCCCCATGCCTGTGAGAGGCCGGAGCCTGAGCCGCTGGAGTATCTGCCCAAGGGGTCTGGCCTCTTTGTGGCCGATACCCCCTCCCGGCTGGTGGATGAGGCCGGGGTCTATGTGAGGAGCACCCCATACCCCAAAGGCTTCGCCCCCACCTACCACACCTACACCCTGAGCTATCCCGAAAAGCGGCTTATCCCCTCCAGGGTATTTGTGTCCAGCATGGGGGACCTGTTCGGGGAGTGGGTCCCTGATGCCTGGATACAGGAGGTGTTCGAGGCCTGCAAGAGGGCGCCCCAGCACACCTATCTGTTTCTCACGAAGAACCCCCAGCGGTACTGTGACCTCGCCAACGCCGGGAAGCTCCCTGCGGAGCCGAATTTCTGGTATGGAACGACGGTGACAGGGAAAGGGGCCCCGGCCTTTGCTGAGAGTGTCCACTTCAACACCTTCCTGAGCATCGAGCCACTGCTGGAGGACATCGACCCAGGCCTGGGGAGCTTTGGCGGTGTCCGCTGGATTATCGTCGGGGCTATGACCGGGCCGGGTAGCCGGGATCACCGCCCCCTCCGGGTGTGGGTGGAGAAAATCGTGGAGGCCGCCGCTATGACCAAGGCCAAGGTCTTTATGAAGGACAGCCTCAAAGATGTGTGGGGCCCGGACCTTATCCGGGAGCACCCGGAGGGCATGGTATGGCCGGAGGGATGATGCAGGCCGCACGGATTGAGTGCGAGAAGGCGGAGGACCGGGACAATCTGGTGGTCATTCTGGCCCGGAATGGGTACGCCGTCCGGCAGATAAGAGAGAAGCCAAACCCGAAGTCGTCCCGGTACACCTACTTTGTGGAATATTGGAAAGGGAGAGCGGACCATGAGTAAGAAGAACCTTCGCCGCCTGAGTGTGCTCGTCACTGCTCAGACCATGGGGAACCTGGAGAAGCTGGCTGCTATGGAGGGATACGGGAATGTTGGGCGTGTCATCGACAAGCTGGTGCGGGACCGTATGCTTGCCCTTCGCCTGGGGAGCTGGCTGGAAGGAGGCCGCCGCAGATGAGCGTCAAAGCCGTTTTCCTGTATCCTGAGAATGGATATAGGCACAACCAGGAGAAGGTCAGGGAGTGCGGGCTGGAGGTTGGGGCCAAGTATGAGGTATCCGGCATCAATATGGGCCAAAGCAGCACATCGGTTTATCTGGAGGGCTTCAAAGGTTCCTTCAACTCCGTTCACTTTGAATTTGAGGAGAATGGGAAACCCTTGGACATCTTCCAGGACCCCCGTTTCAACCCCTACCTGAGCACGAGAGGAGGACCAACCCATGAGTGCCGGCCAGATTAACCTCCTCGATGAAATAATCGTGGACAACTTCGCCGGCGGGGGCGGGGCCTCCACTGGCATGGAGCTGGCGACGGGCCGGGTAGTGGACATTGCCATCAACCACGACCCAGACGCCATCCTGATGCACCGCACCAACCACCCCCATACGACCCACTACCAAGCCAGCGTTTGGGATGTGGACCCGGTGGAAGTATGCCGGGGGCGTAACGTGGGGCTGGCCTGGTTTTCGCCGGACTGTAAGCACTTCTCGAAGGCCAAGGGCGGGAAGCCGGTGGACAAGAACATCCGGGGCCTGGCCTGGATTGTGCTGCGGTGGGCCGGGACTGTCCGCCCCAGGGTCATCATCCTGGAGAACGTGGAGGAGTTCCAGACCTGGGGGCCCGTCCGCAAGGGTAAGCCGGTAAAGAAGCTCACCGGCCAGACCTTCAGGAAGTGGCTGGCCCAGCTCCGCGACCTGGGCTATGACGTGGAGTGGCGAGAGCTGGTGGCGGCGGACTATGGAGCCCCCACCACCCGGAAGCGGTTTTTCCTGGTGGCCCGCTGTGATGGGCGCCCCATTGTGTGGCCCACCCCCACCCATGCCCCGGTAGATAGCCGGGAGGTGAAGGAGGGGCTGAGGAAGCCGTGGAGGAGTGCCGCTGAAATCATAGACTGGAGCCTGCCAACGCCCTCCATCTTCGATACCAAGGAAAGTATCAGGGAGAAGTACAACCTGACCGCACAGCGTCCCCTACGGCCTAATACGATGGCCCGCGTAGCCCGTGGGGTGGATAAGTTCGTCATCAAGACTGCTGCACCCTTCCTGGTGGTGGTCAACCACTCCGGGGAGTTCCGGGGGCAGGACCCTGAGGAGCCCCTTCAGACCGTGACCTCCAAGCATGGGTATGGGGTGGCCTCACCCAAGCTGGCCCCTTGGACGGTGACCAACACCACGAACTCCACCGGGCACCCTGCCTCTGAGCCCGTGGACACCGCCCGGACCGGGGGTGGTGGGGGCCAGATGTTCCTATCCGCAAGCTTGGTGCAGTACCACACGGAGCAGGGGGAGCGAGTGAGGGGCCAGGGGCTTGACGCCCCTCTCCTGACAGTGGATGCCTCCAACCGCTACGGCCTGTCTGCCGTCTGCCTGGAGAAATACTACGGTAGGGCCACCGGCCAGAGCGCCGGGGAGCCCCTGCACACCATCACGGCGAAGGACCGCGAGGGGGTGGTGGCCGCCAGCCTCTCCAAGTTCTATGGGGGCGTGGTAGGGACAGAGATGTCCCAACCACTCCCCACGGTGACCTCCATCGACCATAATGCGGTCCAGATGGCCCACATGGTCAAACTGAAAGGCACGAACCTGGGCGGCCCTGTATCTGAGCCCGTCCAAACCATAACCGCCGGCGGCGGACACTTTGGGGTTGTCACCACCTATGTGGCCCCCGTATCCCCTGGGGCCGACCTGAAGAACTGGCCCGAAATCCGGGAGCTGCTGAACACCTATTGCGGATATAGCCTGAAGGAGAACGAGGTCATCCTATTTCGGATCTCGGGCAGCCTGTATTTCATGGCTGATGTGGGCCTCCGTATGCTGACCCCTAGGGAGCTCTACCGGGCCAATGGCTTCCCTGATGACTACATCATCGACAGGGACTATACCGGGAAGGAGTATGGGAAGGCAAAGCAGGTGGCGAGGTGCGGGAACGCCGTGCCCCCGCCATTCGCCACGGCCCTGGTCAGGGCCAACCTCCCGGAATGGTGCGGCCAGACCATCACGACTATGGAAGAACTCGAAAAGGCGGTGGCGGTATGAGCAACTTGTGGAGATTTTACGACGGGACATTCAGCGGCGTGGTGGTGGCCTGGACTGAGAAGGAAGCTCTGGAACGGGCCAACCTCTACCTGCAAACCCACTTTGACGGTTACGAGGAAAGCGCCGGCATGAAAGTATGGCCCTGCAAGAGTGACGATGACTTTGACGAGGCCGCCCCCTGGGCCCTGGCTGTTTCCTACTGAAGGAGGGGGGCAAAATGGCAAAGCAGAGTGGGTACCTGAAGCGCCAGAAGGCCAGGGACGATGTTCTGGAGCAAGCCTATAAACAGACCTATCAGCAGTACATGACGGATATGTTCATTATCGCTCTGAACGACCCCGATGTGATGGGGAAGGACGTTCTGGGGTATAAGCGGCTCATGCGTGTGCTGCTGGCCGTTGAAGCCAACTATGACCGCTTCTTTGATGCCCTGACCAAGAACGCTGAAGCTGACTACGCCAGGGAGAAGATGGACACTATCATGCGGAATATCTGTCCGCCTGAGAAGTACATACCCTTCGAGCAGCGGTATGAATGGCTACCGAAGATAACCTACGGACCGAGAAAGTGAGAATGGACCAATGACCAAGACCGAGAAGGCCCTGCGGATGCGCCACCAAAACCAGCTCAACAGACACCTAGGGGCTGACTTTGAGGAGCTGATAGGGGCCGCCTGTGAGTATTACAGGGGCCGGGGTGTGGCCGACATCGAAAAGACCCCGGAGGAGATGAAGCCCATCAAAAACATGGGGAGTGGCCGCTTTGTGGCCGTCTATGTGAAGAAAGCCCAGGCCGACTTCAAGGGCTTCCTCCGGGGAGGGCTGGCCGTCAATTTTGAAGCCAAACACACCTCTACCCCCAGAATGGAGCAGGACCGGGTGACCCCGGAACAGGCTGACCGCCTGGAGAGGGCCTTCAGATATGGCGCCGCTGCCTTTGTGGTCTGCTCCTTCTCTGGGAAAGACTTCTTCCGGGTCCCCTGGGAAGTCTGGCGGAACATGAAAGCCCGGTATGGGCACAAATACATAACCATCCAGGAGGCGGAGCCCTTTCGGATCACCTTCGGGGGCCCTGGGGTCCTGCTGTTCCTGGAGGGACTGGAGGAAAAGAACAATGGAGTTCAGAAAGAAGAAGCCGGAAAAGATGAGCGACGGGGAACTGCTTCAGGAGCTCGACAGGATGATTGCCTCGGCTGAGGCCCAGGCCAACCCCAACCCTGCCGCCTCTGCCATTTTGGAGAGCCTGCACCCCGCCATGAAAGCGGCCATGCCGGAGACGGTGAAGAAGGCAAAGAAGAACCTTCGAACCCTGAAACAGGCAAAGGAGCGTCTGGCGGAGTTGCTGAAGGAGGCGGGAAAGCAATGAGCGCGCGGAGAGAAAAGCGCCTCCGGGCCCTGGAGCGCCGGGTGGAGAAATTGGAGGCCGTGGCCTATATGAGCACTTTCTATGTGACCACAGGCGAGAAGGCAAAGGTCGAGTTCATGGACGCCGGCTGGACCCGCGCCTCTGAACGTGGGCCTGTTCCTTGTTTTAGTGCGGAACCCGCCCGCCGGGGCCCCTGGCAACGGCTGGTGGATATTTTCAGAAAGGACAGATAAGACATGAAGCAGTACATCGGAACCAGGCTCATTGAGGCGGAGCCGGCATACCGAGCCAGTGATGGGGACGGAAGCTCCGTTATTGTGGATACCCCGGATGAGGCCCCCTTCTGCCTCCCCAATATTGAGAAGGGATACCGGGTCCATTACCCTGACGGATACGAAAGCTGGTGCCCTGCCGATACCTTCGAGAAGGCGTACCTCCCCCTCTCAGTTAACCCAGACCTGAGGACCGAGCGCCCCAGCATCAGCCAGGAGATGGTGGACAGTTTTATCCTGGAAACATGGACCCAGACCGCCGGAAATAAGACCACCATTGTTCGAGCCATGCTGAGGAATGGCTTTGAGCTGGTGGAGGCCTCGTCCTGTGTGAGCCCTGAGAACTACGACGAGAAGATGGGCCGCGACATCTGTATGAGGAAAATCAGGGACAGGGTGTGGTATCTGCTGGGCTTCCTCCTCCAGACTGCCACCCATGGGATATGAGCTGCCAAAACTGCCTTTGTCTCACCTGTGCCAATAATGGGGAGAGCCTGAGCACCAAGCCCGGTGAAGCCTCTTTCCCTTGCTACTACTGCGACGCTTGTATCATGTTCATAGGGTCTATTCCTGGAGCTGTCCACACGAAGCGCCTGAACTGTGAGCACTACAAGATGTCTGAACGCTCGAAGGAGGCCAAGGACAAAGCTGATGACCGGAAGGCCAAGAAGTTCCGGGCCTCCTTCAGGGTCATCATGGGTGGGGCTGGAAAGGCCCCGGAGAAATAAAAAAGCCGCCCCCTCCGAAGAGGGAACGACCTGTGGCAAGGAAACTATACCACGAAGGGGGCGCATAGTCAATGGGGAGCCGAAAGACCGTTGAACAGAATAGCGTGGAGGAAATCATCCGGCGGGCCGTTGAAGCTGGCCGCCAGTCTGCTGAGAGGTCCGCGAAGGATGCCTTCAAAGCCACCGAGCGCCGCCTGTACGGCCTCCCCACGCTGGAGATGAAGTACAGGGACGACCTGGAGAAGCTGGCTGAGCTGAAGGCATACGGGCCCAGGGAGCGAGATAAGAGCATCACCCGTTTCTTCAAAACAGGGGTGCGCCTGACCAAAGAGGAGATATTCGAGGCCCAGGTCATTGACCTGGAGGCCAAAATCGCCTCCGATAAGTATGAAATCGACGCGCTCCAAGGGGCCCTGAGGACTGTCAATGAGGATGAGTATTACCCCGTCATCCCTGGCCGATATTTCAATAATCTGCCCGACGATGCCGTGGCCGATGAACTACACTGCGATACCTCCACAGTATGGCGGAACCGCAAGCGGTTGGTGCAGCGTATGGCTGTTTGGCTTTACGGGGCCGAGGCTGTTCGGTAGGCACAGCAGCTCCCCCTTCCGTGCAATTTATCGGTGCAAAAAAGATGCAATGGACTGGTGCAATTTACTGTGATATAATCTCAGACAATAGAGAAATAGCACACAGCGGCAGAAAGCCCTTCGGGCCTTCTGCCGCTGTGTGCTATTTCTTAACCATGAGAAGGAGGCAAAGCTATGGACATTGTGCAAAAGGGTCTGGGTGAGCTCTCACCTTATGAGAACAATCCGAGGGTGAATGATGAGGCCGTGGACGCTGTGGCCGCCTCCATCAAGGAGTTCGGCTTCAAGGTCCCCATTGTGATAGACGCTCAGGGGGTCATTGTGGCCGGTCACACCAGGTACAGAGCCGCGAAGAAGCTGGGCCTGGAGGCCGTGCCCTGCATTGTGGCCAATGACCTGAGCGAGGAGCAGATAAGGGCCTTCCGGCTGGCCGACAATAAAACGGCGGAGCTGGCGAGCTGGGATGAGGAGCGCCTCGCCCAAGAACTGGCCGAGATAGCTGACATCGACATGACCGTGTTCGGCTTTGATGAGGACGATGCAGATCTCGGTGACGAGCTCCTGGATAACCCGTACACAACCGCCCCCAACTCCTTCATTGCCCAGACCATGGCGGATAAAAAAGATGCCTGCTTCATCTAAGCTGGCACCATCCCAAGGAACGAGAGGTGGTGAGAGTGGCACATCAGAACAACGAGCAAAACCTTATCCCATTCAATGAGCGAACCGAGGATGAACGGAGGGAGCTGGCTGTAAAGGCTGGGAAGGCGTCCGGGGCAGCCAGACGGAAGAAAAAGACCATGAAGGCCACCGCTAAGATGCTGTTCGACCTTCCCATAACCTCTAAGGAGCTGAAGCAAAAGCTGGCCCTCCTGGGTGTCTCCACAGATGATGCCACATACCAAACCGCCGTCCTCGTGGCTATGCTTAACCAGGCCATGAAGGGCAACGTCAAGGCTGCTGCCTTCTGTCGGGAGCTGCTGGGAGAGGACCCGTCCCTCCAGCTCCGCCG